AGGTCGTCTCTCTTTCTCTTTTGGACTAAGGGGGAAGCGTACCTAAACATAGCGAATCGGTCTTGGCCAAAGTTGTAGTGGGCACTGCCTGCTACACGACCAAGACGATCGTTCCGCAGATGTGTGAAGAGACGGGGTCCTAGACTGGTTTCACCAATCAGAGGTACCATCTCAGTTTCACCATCAATACCCAAAAGCGGGTAAAGATGTCTGATATCAACAAACTCGTCGGACCTCCATTTTGGAGTGCCTTCGGGTGGGGTGTCAATATCCAACCTTAATATGCAATGTCGTGCAAAATCACGCTGCAACCTGGCACCACGTTGGTGCCAACTTAAGGTTCTATAGCCTCGGCTATCGGCCGGAATTTCTGGATCCCAGAAATTCTGGTATTGCTGTGACATCGTCACGCGGTCTAGAAAAGCGTCTACTGATAGTAGTCCAGCCTTTTCTGCTAATGACTTAGCGGTACGAAAGTTTGTCCCTTCGGGAAATCTTTCGCGCAAATTCTCACTTGAATAGAGTGGAATAAACTCAAGGAGTTCGCGATATACCTCTCTTGCGGAGGTTTCGCTTGGATCAAAGCCTCGTTCTGTAAGGACGGGGGTACCCCACGATCGCAAAATGCGATCTGCAGTGGGGCAACTATCTTCTCTTGCTTTGATAAGAGAACGGTGGTGGTCTGGGATGTTATCCCAGATAGCTGCCACAGGCACCAAAGGAAGACCGAGACCTCCCCACTCCCGTGGGAGGAAGAGGTATGGGCCCGTATCAATATACGGGGCCATGTTCCTAAGGAACCGGCAGATAAACTGGCGCAGGAGATTGACATCGTCTGTCTCCTTGCACCACTTGGAAATTGTCCGAATCTCGGACGCCTTTCCAAAAGAAGGATTTGTATCCTCGTCTCCGAAACTCTGTTTGCGTTCAGTAGAACACAGACGAAGTTTAGGCAAGTCTATTTTAGCCTTGCCAAGCGGAGAACAAGGTAGTAATACCTCCTGGCAGTAAACAACAGCATGTTGCATGACTGCCCATTTGTCTACTGAGGGGATCATTGACGTGATCCGCGACGCTTCAGCATATTGCTTAAGCTCCGTTGGATCATCGTCAGCATCAATTTGATCGTCCCCTGCAGTTGCGAACCAGTTCGCGCCACTGCGCGCGAAAACATTTGCGACCTTCGCTGCGAAAGTCAATAATGTCTTCGTTCCTGGTTCTCCCATAAGGGACCCAGCGTTCGTTATCCAAGACTCGTCATCTTCTGAGATGAGTCGAGGAGATAATAGTAATTGGTAGTATCCTCTGACATAGTCAGAGTCGATCTTGAGTGCATCTAATAATGCATCGATCATAACTCTACCATTACTATGACGGATATAATCCGTGGATGTCTCGAAATCGCCAACCATAATATATGCAGGCGTTCGACCAAGATTTTGGAGGCTTTTAAGCCATTCGAAACCTTGCCATCCCGACTTTAGTCCAGCCCTCAGCTGAGGGTCGAACCAAAGTAGCTCATTCATAAAATGAGCAGCGGCTTGACCATAAGTTACAAAAGCAGCCATGGATTTGGTTGCGATTCGTACCTTAAGGCCGGGCTCACCTAACGCTTCGCGCTTGACTGGCATAGGTTTTCCAGTTGGAAAACCCCTCTCATCGAGGTAGCCTTCATTCACCAAAATGGTAAATGACCAAGCAAAAAGCTGAAAGGCGAGTGACCTCTGCCGGTCCTCAGTGAATCCTTCACTAAGGAGCCCAGTGCTAACTTTAGCACAATTCTCGGGAAGCATGTCGACACCCGGCGGGTGTACTGACCTCTTCCGTGGAATTCCCGCGATTTCTCGATAGGATTCTCCTGTCGGTAATCTAACGGACTTCGATTCTCCAGGAATCACATCCAAC